TATGGCTCTACATTCAGCCAAGCGCGGATGGCTACCAATGGATGTCTCCATTTTGGCTCTAGTGGTAGCTATTGTAATGATTATACTCCTGATCCTATTAACGGGCAGCACACCTATACCATATATTCTTTTTGGACTGATTTAATTAGAGACTCTGATTCTCGTATGAAGTCTTGGGGTGATTCTAGTAAGATGATTTTTGGCTGGTATAACCTTAGAGAGTACAACAGAGCATCTGATAATAGTTTTGAAATAATACTTTGGAACAACCACTCTTTTGATTTACGTTATCGTGAATTAGATATTATTAACCATGATGTACTTATTGGTGAAGTGGGAGCTAATAAAGATGACTCTTATACTTATTACTACCATGATGAATGTAATACAGGCTCAACCAACTCTAGCACCTGTGTAAATACTGATTGGAACAACTCAGATAAAAATACTAATTTAGAAAATGGTGGGTCTTTGTTTGGTTGGGGATCTGGCAACGGTATTGATTGCAGCAATCCTTTAAATGATTCTAGTTGTAGCGGTTATGCAGATGCTTTATTAACGCAACAATGCAATATAAATTCTCTTTATGATGAGTCTTGCCCCTATTATTGGGATGCATATGATGACCAGCAATGCGATTTAGATCCTCAGTATGGGCCATTTTGCCCTGGTTATACGCAACAAGAAGATATAGGTTACTTTCAAGAAGATCAATTTGACTACGGTTACGAAGAAGAAGAACAGTTTGGTTATGAAGAAGAGCCTATGTTTGAAGAGTTTGTTTTTGAGTTTGAAGAACAAAACTTTGAAGAACAAGAATTTATGTTTGAGGAAGAAATAATTTTTGAGCAAATGTTTCCTAATGAAGAGTACAGAGATCCATTTGAAATTAGACAAGACTTTCCTATGCAAGAAGAAGAAATATTTTTACCTGTTGAAGACTTGCTAATTGAAGAGTTTATCTTTCAAGAAACATTTTTAGTAGAAGATTTTAGAGAGCCTGAAACATTTATTGAGCTTGAAACTATAGAGCAGTTAGAAGAGTGGTTTGAAGAAGAGACTAGAAGAGAAGAAGAACTTGCAGTATTGGAAGATCCAGAAGAAGAGTTTATAGAAGAAATTTTTGAAGAAGAGGCTGTTGAAGAAGTTTTTGAAGCTATAGAAGAAAGGCTGGCTGAAGCTGAAATAGAAGAAGAAAGAATAGAGAGAGAAGAGATTATAGAAGAAGATGTATTTGAAGAAGAGTTTCAAGTTGCTGAAAGAGAAAATACAAAAGGTGAAAGCTCAATTAGTAAAGAAGTAGCTCTTAGGGTAGTTGCATCTACAATAAGAACCGCAAATCAAAGTGTTAGTGGTACTAACGCTGGTAATTCCATACATGCTACTGGAAATACTGCTGCTGCTGGAAATGCTGTAAGTAACTCATCTAACGCTGGTATTAGCACCAGCAGTTCGCCCAGCATGTCAGATCAATTTGCATCATCTACAGCTCAAACCAATCAAGTTTTAGATATGAGCAGTATGTCTGTATCAGACACATCTTTTAGCTCAACAACTGTAGAAACAGAAACGGTAACAACTGAAGTAACAGTTGCGAATGTAACAACAGAAACAACGCAAGATCAGATGGATACGTCTATTGCATCTGTTGATGCTGATTCAGAAACTACCGTTGAAAATATTATTGCTCAAAACTTACAAACAGCTCAAGAACAAGTTGCGGCCAAACAAGAAGAAACAGGTGAGTATGGCTCAGAGAACGCTATTATAGCGGTTATGGGCTTTTTGCCAGGATTTAATAATTACAGAACCGTATACATACCTGAAAAAGAATTTTGGTATGAGTCAAAAAGCATTTATACTAATAGCAACCTTTCAGATAATACTGCGGCTTTTTATGGGCTAGCAGGACAAAGTATAGAAACTTTGACTGAATTAAAAAAATTACAGCCAGCATTATAGGAGACTGAAATGAATTGGTTTGAAAATAAAACAACGCAACTTATAGCGCTTGTTGGTATTGTTACAACACTCGCTGGCTTTGGCTATCAAGGCGCTCAGTATGTTAATAGATTAGATAACCTAGAAGCTCAAATAGGTGGTATAGGTGATACCGAACAAAAACAAAAAGTTATTGAAGAAAGATTTGCAGGTATAGAAAAGTCTGTACAGTATTTGGAAAAACAAATAGACAGCATTTCTGTTCCAGATGTAACTGAAATAAAAACAGATATAGCTACTATTAAAGCTGACATTCAATCTTTAAACAAAGAAGTAGATAAGATAGAAGCAAAAATAAATGATAAAAATCCATTAGCGGGGTAATTATGAAATTTGGTTTAATTAAAAATGTAGTAGGAGCGCTTGCTCCAACATTAGGATCTGCATTAGGTGGTCCGTTAGGTGGTCAAGCAGCATCTGTTATTGCTGGTGTGCTTGGTTGTCAAGCAGATCCAAAGTCTATTAATAAAGCTATACAAGCAGCCACTCCAGAACAAATGCTAGAGCTTAAAAAAGCTGAACAAGATTTTGAACTTCAGATGAGAGAGCTAGATGTAGATATATTTAGGCTAGAAACAGTAGAAAAACAAGACGCTAGAAAAAACTTTAGCAAAGATTGGACAGCTAGAATTATGGGTATTGCTGTTGTTGGTGGATTTATGGGCTATATATTTTTAGTAACTTTACAACCGCCAGAGCAAAATTCTGAAGCATTAATTAATTTAGTGTTAGGATATTTAGGTGGATTGGCGTCAGCAGTTATATCGTTTTACTTTGGAGCATCCAATACGGGTGATAAAAAAGATGGCGAATAGAACTACAGTTCAATCTGTTGCATCAGACTTAAAATCGCACGAAGCGAAATGTGAGGAAAGATGGAAAAGCATATTCAAAGAAACAGCAGAAATAAAATCAGAAATGAACGATTTAAACAGAACCCTAAGAATGGCAGTTTTTGGGACTTTCGGTTTTATGGGAACTTTATTAATCGCTTTCGTAACAATCGTATTCGGAAACTAATGCACACTTCAGACAAAGGCTTTGAGCTTATAAAAAAATTTGAAGGCTGTGAGCTTGAGGCTTACCAATGTGCTGCGGGAGTTTGGACTATAGGATATGGCCATACTAAAGATGTACAAGAAGGTGATAAGTGGACCGAAGAAAAAGCAGACTTTATGTTATGGCGTGAGCTTGATGATGAGTATGAACATTATGTTAATTCATTGGTAACCGCCCCAATGAATCAATCTCAATTTGATTCTTTGGTTTCTTGGACATACAACTTAGGACCAAATAATTTAAAAAAATCTAGCATGCTTAGAGTCTTAAATGAGGGAAAGTATGACGAAGTTCCCGCGCAAATGAAAAGATGGAATAAGGCAAAAGGCAAAGTTTTGGCTGGTCTTACAAGAAGAAGAGAAGCTGAAGCTTTAATGTTTGAGGGTAAAAACTGGGAACACATATAAAATGGGTTTACAAAAAACATTATTCAAACCAGGAGTAAACAGAGAAGGAACTGATTATAGTAACGAAGGCGGTTGGTTTGATATTAATCTTGTAAGATTTAGAAAAGGCTTGCCAGAAAAATTTGGCGGTTGGGCAAAAGAAAATCTTAATACTTTCTTAGGAACTTGCAGAGCTTTGCATTCTTGGGTAGCTTTGGGCGGAACTAAATACTTAGGTTTAGGTACAACTTGGAAATACTATATAGAGGAAGGGTCTTCTTTTAATGATATCACCCCGATAAGATCTACGACTAGCGCTGGAGACGTTACTTTTTCTGCATCCAATGGTGATGCGACAATCACTGTCGCTGATACAGCCCATGGAGCAGTTGCTAATGACTTTGTAACTTTTTCTGGAGCAGCCTCTCTTGGCGGCAATATTACTGCTACGGTACTTAATCAAGAATATCAAATAGCAACAATCGTAAATACTAACTCTTATACAATAGAAGCCAAAGATACTAGCGGAGCTACTGTAACAGCAAGCGCAAGTGACAGCGGCAATGGAGGAGGCTCTACGGTTGGAACTTACCAAATAAATGTAGGTCTTGATGTTTACGTTCCTGGAACTGGGTGGGGGCTAAATGGATGGGGCGAAGGAACTTTTGGTTCTGTTACTGCTTTGTCTGTAGTTAATCAGCTAAGACTTTGGACTCATGACAACTTTGGCGAAAATCTAATTATAAATGTAAGAGGTGGCGGCATTTATCAATGGACCGAAAACAACGGAGTTACAACAAGAGCTGTTGATATGTCTGGAATAGCTGGTGCTAATTTAGTGCCTACGGTTGGTTTGCAAGTTATTACTTCAGAAATTGACAGACATTTAATTGTTTTGGGCGCTGATCCAATTAATGATGCAGGCTCAGCTAGAACAGGTACCGTTGATCCTATGTTAATTGCTTTTAGCGATCAAGAAAACAATTTAGACTTTGAACCAACAATTACCAATACTGCTGGGTCTTTAAGATTATCTTCTGGCTCTTCAATTATTGGAGCTGTTAAATCAAGACAAGAGGTATTGGTTTGGACTGATACTGCTTTATACAGCATGCAGTTTGTTGGGCCGCCGTTTACATTTTCGGTTAACTTAATTAACGAGGGTACTGGCTTGGTAGGGCCAAAAGCTGCAACAACAGCTACTTCTGCTGTTTACTGGATGGGATATAACAATTTTT